ATTGTTCATAAAATCCTGACCGCCGGTGATGTCAAAGGAGAAATCCTTCTCCACCCACGACTTGGCACGACCAATGACCACCACGCCCTGCTCAAAGGTCTTAGTGCTGGTGGCGGTGATGTCGGTATGGCCGTCATAGTTCACAGCGTCACCATCCAGGAGGCCACGCATAGCGATGCGGGCATAGCCGGTGCCGTCCTGGGTGGCGAACACCGCCCGGATGTCCGGGTTACCGGCCAGCACCTTAGACTTTCGGATCTCATTGAGACGGGTGCGGGGGATCCTGTCCGCCACATACTTGAAAGCCTCCGGGTTGAAACTCTTAGCATCAAACTTGCTATTGGGCATAATCAATTCATCCTTTCTTATTCAGTAGTTTTGGCCTTGGAGCCTTTCTTCTTGGGTTCCTGGGCCTCATTGTTGGTGTCGGCCTCATCAGTGGGGGCCTCATCGTTACCGGAGTTCTCCGGCTGGGCCTGTGCAGCACTCAGGCGGGTCATGACCTCCTTGGTGACAGCCTCAGCCAGGTCATCCACGCTGGGGACATGCTCTGCCATAAACTGCACAATGGTCTCCTGGGTGCGGGGTAGATCCGCCACCGCCACACCGGTCAAGCGGCTGGCCAGGTTTCGCAGCGCCTCCTCAAAGGAGACTGTGCGGGGTTTCGTGATGTTCTGCATTGTCACACCTCTTTCATTCGTCCAGCTTTGCGCCGGGGTTCTGGGCCAGGTACTCAGTCAGCTCAGAGTAGGACATCTCAGATGTCTTTTTTCCGCCGCCGGGCTTGCCCCCATCGCCATTCTCTCCCGGTTTCCATCCACTCCGCTGGGGGCTACTGTCTCCAAAGAGAAAGTCTGTGGCGGTGTCCTTTTTCAAGGCCTCTACCTTGGCAGCCAGGGTAACAGCGCTCTCACCATCCCTACCGGTGACCTTGCCATCCACGATCTTGGCCCCGGTCAGGAAGTCTGCCAGCACAGCCTTGACGGCGGTGTTGTTCTTGGATCCGGCAGCAGTGAGCTCCGTGTCCACGGCAGCCATCAGGCGGACAGCGGCCAGCTCTTTCTCATAGTTGGCCTTGTCGGTCTTGTTCTGCTGGGTCAGAGTGTCAATTTGCTGCTGGAGGGTGGTGTTGTCCCCGGCGGCCTTTTTCAGCTCGGAAAGCTGATTGTCACGGGTCTTGATGGTGTCATTGAGCTGAGTTACCTGAGTTTCCAGCTCCGTGACACGGGCATTTTTCGCGTTGAAGTCAGCACGGGCCACAAAGCTCTTGCCGATCTCCTGAGAAACAGCCGCGTCAATTTCGGGGGTGTAGTTGTCCCCCAGGATGGTTTTCAACCATTCCAGTGCCATGATGTGTACCTCCTTGTTGTCCACTATCCTTGTTATTCCGGCCAGTCCCGGTGTTGTGGGCCCCTCTTGTAGTCCGCCGGGCCAGCGGTATTTGGGTATGAAAAAAGCACCGTGCATTTTCAGCACGATGCTTTTAACAACATATTGAGTTTTTCAGATCACTGTGGGACGCACAGCACGGTGCCGCCGGGATATACACCCATAACACAGGTGTCATCCACACCATCCGCTTTGCACCTAAAGACAAAGCCGTCACCATCCCGGCCCAGGCCCTCCAGGATTTTATAGCCGTAGCTCTCCCCGGTGTCCTCATCCGTCTCATGGTAACTGGCCAGGATGCTCCGGGCCTCTTTTTCTGTCATGGTTTTTTCACCTCCACGGTAGCAGCAATGATGTTTTCGTCCGTTGTGAGTGCCTTGTCATCCATGCGGAAAAATCCAAAGTGCCCTTTGGACCCGTTAGAGAAATAGTTTGATGCGTTCATTGCTCCGTTCTGTGGGTCCATGTAGTTCACGGTGCCGCCGGACTTCTCTGCAATGAACACATGAGCGCCGGTGCCCCGGCCTTTCCACTTGATATAAATGGCATAGCGGGCCCCGTCCGGCGCAGCAGCCAGCTCTTTCTTTACAGCGGCCTCCGTTTGGTTGAGGGTAAAGGCTTGCCAGGAGGCTTGATACTGCCCCGGCTGGATGAAGCACTCAGAGCCCCAGCTCACCGTGTTGCCAGCGGAGGGCTTAGGCTTTGCTATGACATCATAGCCCCTACGGCGTAGCTCATAGGTCTGCACACAGCGCTGACAGTTGATGTGATAGGCACCACCGGCAGAAAAATTGGGGTTAGCCCCGCTGATAGCGCCCGCCATATCCATAGAAATGCCCTTTTGAGCGCCCACGGCCCTCTCTACTACATCCATTATAGCAGGTTTCGGACTGGTTGCAACGCTGTTTTGTGCGGGGCTTGTGCCTCCCGCTTTCACATGGCCCTGTTTCCAGTCCTCAAAGGTGGTGTTGGCCGGTATTTCGTGGGTGCTGCCGTCCTCATCACGGGTCCAGCGCTCACCCAGGTCCTCCATATCGGCAAAGTAGGGGCAGGTGCAGCAACGGCACCAGGGATGGAACGGGGGAGCGGTGAGGCCCACCTGATACTCAGACATTTTGAACACTTTGCCATCCAGCGCCCCGCAGAGCTCACAGGTGTCATGGTCAAAGCTGGCAACGATCTTGTATTGCTCCACACCCAGGTCCTCAAAGCAGTCCTTTTGAGCGGCGCTGGAGAAATAGGCGCTCTCTGTCATCACCAGGCGGCCAGCTTTGGCCCTGGACACATCAAACTGCTTGGAGATGGCTGTAATGGCCCTGTCCGGGGCCTCACCCCGTATAATCATCTGGGTGAGCTGGGTGTTGACGCTGTTGACCAGGCTCTGCTTGTTGGTCCAGCAGCGGTCACGGAAAGTCTGGCCGTCCGCTGTCCACGGTCTGGAAAGCACCTTTGCAATGGTGTCCTCATTGAGACTCTGCATGGTCCAGCCCACACCCAGGCCCTTTTGGACCTCAAAGGCGGTGTGATAGTAGCTGCCCGTGTACATCTGCCGGGCGGCAGCGTCCACATAGTCCAGTTGGTTGGAGTAAAGCACCTCAGCCTGTTGCTGAATTTGCAGCTTTAGGGCATCCAGACGGGAGATGTGCACCCGTGCGCTGGCGTTCTCAAGCTGTTTCATCCAGGCCCCGTCAAGGGCATTTTGCTGGCCATAGGCGATATACTCACCCACGGACCACTGAAACTCCTTGAGCTCCCCGCTGTTCAGCAGCCGCTTGGCCTCTGCCAGGGTGATCTCATTGTTTTGGGCAAAGCGCTGATACCACACGGACATCTGCCGCTCAATCTCAGCTTGGGCGGCTGTGAATTGCTTTTCCAGGTTTTCCACATAGGAATATGACTGGTCCTGGAGGGCATCCTCCATGTTTTTCATACGCTGGGCCCAATATGCAGCATTATTCTGTCTGGCCATCGCCCTCACCGTCCTTTACGGGCGGGTCCTGCTGGTCGCTGCCGCCGGTCTGCCGGTTGTTCTCAAAGGCGGCCCGGTACGGGTCAGCGGCTTGGGCCTCCTCCTGCTCATCCTTGATGCGCTTGAGCTCCTGCTCCGGGTCACTCACCCAGGGGTGCATTTTCACAATAGTCTCATTGGACAGGATGCCCACAGAGTTCTTGCAGTTGTTAATGGCCTCGGTCTCATTGATGAGCACATCCCGGTCAAAGATCACCTTGACCTCTGTGCCGTCAAAGCTGCCCTTGCCGGTGTTGGCAAGGTGCTGATTGACAAACCACAGCAGTTCCTCCATTGAGGCCTGAAACTCCATCTCAATACCGTTGGCATCCAGGTCAATGTCAGAGTACATACTCTGTATGTTCATCTGGTTGGGGTTGCCACCCATGCGCTCATCCTTGGCATCATAGCCTCTGGCATTCTCAATGATGGCATCCTTGAGCAGGGACAGCAGCGTTTTATAATTTTCGCTGTTGACCTCCAATGTAAGGGTTTCCACACCGCCCTCAGATCCCTCATAAGAGCGCACCTTGATAACCCCATACTCCGCAATATTCTTGCGGAGCCGTCCCAGATCTTCACCATCATAGTTGCGGATAACAAGCAGAGTAGTGTGAATGTCCTCCTCCATCTGGTTGGCAAAATTAGAAAGTACATCATTGTATGCATCCTGTAGGCATTTCACTCTGGACAGGAGCGGGATCTCATGATGTGAGCTTTTGAAACAAATCAAAGGGATACGTTCCCAATTATAACCCTGCTCCTCACCCGTCTGTGGGTCTCTCTCCAGGATAAATGGGCCGGAGTACACTTCTGGGTCTGGTGTCAGGGTGCCATCATCCAGCCGAACGAAGCAGTCCACACCGCCACCGTGCATGACCTCTACCTTGACCACATCCTTGGCAACTTCATCCTCATCGTACTCCATAATCATGTATACATGGACCGCACAGTCCAGGATGGTGTGGTCAGCGTCCGCCCAGAATGGCAGCACCTCATCTGCTGGAAATCGCTTAAAGGCCAGCTCATTACCCTCATAGTAGGGGTACAGCCAGCTTTTACCTTCAATCCATGCGCCCTCACCGACATTGTGCAGCACTCTCCGAAAGCGGGAGCCCAACACAGAATTGAGGGCTTCGGCATACCGCTTATTCTCTGTGTCAAAAGAGAAGGGCTTGCCAAAGGAATAGTTAGTTTTCTGATCCACCATCTTGGAATATTGGTTATTAACAAGCCGGTTATTAGGCAGGTGCTGGAGTTCCTTTGCCTTTCCGTCATCATCCAGCGCAATACGCTTGCGGTGCGTAACAGCATGGTCTCCATCGTAATAGGCCTCAGCCTGGAGCTGCCTTTTGCGCTCTGGAGACTGTAACCAGTTCGTGATCTCCAGTTCCAGAAAGCGCTTGTCCGTCATGCCCCGGCGAAAATCCGTGGCAACACGGCCCACACAGTCATCTCTTAAATTTAGTGTTACCATAGTTTCTCACCTCACTTAAAGCTGAAAAGTTCTGGCGCATAGACTTTGTGGACAAAATAGCGCACATCGTCCATGCTGTGGTCATTCTCCTTGATAGGCCGGTCTGCGGTAGCCTTTTCATCCCACCGGTACAGCCCAAATTCACGGATGCAGTCCGTACAGCAATCGCAAAAGAAGATGTCCCCGCATTGTAACCTAGTAGCTACATCACGAATACCATCCATAACAGAATTAGAGGCTTTTTCCACCCGATAGCGCCCGTGACGGCGGATGACCTCAATGAAGCTGGCAGCTGAGGGGTCTACGATGACAGCGGAGATGTGCAAGTCACCGGCCAAGGCCTCCAGCGCTGTGTAGTGCTCCTCATCCGTGCGCTGCCGTCCTTCTTTGCGGCTGTCGAAGTAATACTCCCGGACCCTGTACCACTTGCCAGCCGCCAGGCCCCACAGCCCTATGCTGGTGGGGTTGATGGTGCCGTAGTCACAGGACAGGTAATACTTTTCATAGGGCCGGGGGGTGGACGGCACCACATGAAAGTCCTTGTTGAACATGGTATAAATCAGGCCCTCAGCCACCACCCACAGGCCACGGATAAAGCGGTCATAAAACACCCCGGAGTATAGGCTCTCATAGCGGGCCTTGACCTCTGGGGAGAGGCTGAGGTTGTCATCCATCGTGAAGTGCAGCCGGAGCATATTGAGCTTTTTAGCCTCACACACCCAGTTGAGGTAAAACCAGTGGCTGGGCCCCTCCGGGTTGCAGTTAAACCACAGTTTTGAGCCAGTCACGGAGCAGCGGGCCACCGCTTGCTCCACAAAGGATCTGGGCATTAGGGCCACCTCATCCAGCAAGATGCCCGCCAGAGTGATGCCCTGGATGAGGGCGGCGCTGCTCTCATCCTTGCCGCCAAACAGGTAAAAGGTGTTGGTCCGCCCAGCGGCGGTCACCACGATCTTGTTTTCGCTTCGGTGCTCTTTGAATGAAAACACCCCCGCCAGCCAGTTGGACAGATTAGAGGTTACATTTCTCCGCAAGCTCTCAATGGTCTTGCCGCAGACGGCAAAGTTTTGACCCTCAAAGCTCCGCATAGCCCACATCACAAAGCCCACCGTCATGGCCACGGTCTTACCTGACCGGATAGAACCGTCACAAATGATGCCGTCATAGCCCTCAAAGCCTGGCCTATTCCACCAAGTCAGCGCCAGATTTTGCCGGGGGCTCAATTTCTGATATTTCACTGGTATCAAGCTCCTCCTTTGTGCTCTGGTCGATGACATCAAAGATGTTGTTTTCCTCCGCTGCCAGTCCGCTGTTGTTGCTGTCGAACACACCCAGGTGCTTGCCCAGCAGTTCCAGGGCTCTCACCTTGTCATGCAGCTTGATCTCCACGCCCATCTGGTTGTATTTGATGCCCGCTATGGCTGGCAGCTTTTCCTTTGGCACCTTATGAGTAGGCTTGATATCTAAAAGCCCTGTGTCAGTGACTGTCACAAAGTCTGTTCCGTTTGCAAAAGCAATGGCCGCAAGCTCTTCAATGACACGCTCCTGTGTGATTTCTAGCTTGTTTTGGAGTTTCACCTGCCGTCTCTGGATTTCCTCCTGAACCTTAACATTTGTCAACAGTCGGGATCCCTGTTCCGTTGCGGTTTTCGGGCTATAACCCGCACGGATAGCGGCAGCTGTGGCATTTAGATCCACAAGATACTCCTGCGCAAAACGCTTTTGTTTTTCAGTTATCTTTGCCACAGTTCACCACCCCATCAAAAAGTGTTGCCGTTCCGTCTGAGACGGCATGA